TTAAAGAAACTCCGGTAGAATCAATCAAGGAAGAATCTGTACAAGAAGTATCGAAACCAAAGTTTTCTCCAAAACAATTGAAAAGACCTAAATGGGTCAAAGACGCTATCGCAACAACTAAAGGTTATGTTACTAAGAGTGGTGAACTACTTGTTAGTCGTAAGATGACACAAGAACAGGCTGACTTAATTAATGAGACATATGAAAAGAAGAAATAATGAATCCATTTGAATTTGTGAATAGTATTAATTATACTAAAGAAGATATTATGATTGATGATGACGTAGAAAAAGAATATCTACCGTTTATTGTAAATCGCCAACTTTCTTACTTCCAAGATACTGTTATTCTCTCGAACGAGATGAATAAGTATCATCATATCGACAAAAAGTTACAATTCCATTTTTTACTAAATATAGTAAGAAAAAGGAAGCGGTTTACTAAATGGGGTAAACCTTCCGGTGTCGATGATTTGGAAGTTGTTAAAGAGTTTTATGGATATAGCAATGAAAAAGCGCGTTCTGCAATTTCTCTTCTAACACCTGAACAAATAGAAATAATTAGAAAAAAGGTGTACAAAGGTGGAAGAAAATAATTTATGGAATCCTAACGACCTGTTAGAAATTATCTTAAATGAACCAGATGATTTTTTAAAAATTCGTGAAACGTTAACACGCATTGGGGTCGCCTCTAGAAAAGAACAAAAACTTTATCAGTCCTGTCATATCCTTCATAAACAGGGCCGGTATTTTATCGTTCACTTTAAAGAGTTGTTCTTGCTTGACGGTAAGAAGTCTAACCTAGAAGAAAACGATATCGCACGAAGAAACACAATTGCTACATTACTTTCGGATTGGGGTTTGTTGACCCTTGAGAATCCAAAACAAGCTGAGTTGTGTGCTCCGTTACGTCAAATTAAAATCATCTCGCACAGAGATAAAGAACAATGGGAGTTGTGTCCAAAGTACAATATAGGAAATAAGTGATATGGTGTCAAAAATAGTGGTTAAAGAATCAAACAGATTTAGTTTGTTCGATTTATTAAATGATAATAGTGTTGGTGTAGAACTTGGTATCGCAGAAGGTCGTTTTGCAAAAAGAGCAATTAAGAGTCAAAAATTTTCACATTATTTCGGTGTTGATGTTTATGATTCTTCGCTTGTGGGTGGCGGCAAAAAACACAATGTTGATGAATATAAAGGTGCTTTAGAAAATATCGGTCTTTTCACTGAATACCGTCATTTAAGAATGATGTTTTCTGATGCGTTAACTCTTTTCGATGACAATTCTTTAGATTTTGTTTACGTTGATGGGTTCGCCCACAATGGTGAACTTGATGGTGCAACTTTTTACGATTGGTATCCAAAGGTAAAACCCGGCGGTATTCTTGCTGGAGACGATTATCACGAAGATTGGCCTTTGGTTGTTAAATCTTTGGAAACTTTTTTAAAGGATAAGGGGTATAATGAATTCTATTTAACTGACCCTGATTTCGTAAGCGAAGAAAAATATTGTTCGTACCCGTCTTGGTATATTTATAAAAAATAGTTATGATTGAAGATCACTTTGTTATGCGTAATGAACAGTCCTATGCTGCATTTTGTGGCTATCTCAGTTTTGTTCATATGAAGGCCTTTATAATTCAAAAAGACATAAAATCCGTTTTGTATGCCGACGATAGGATGTTTAGGCCTGCATACAACGAACCGGAATCTGCCGTCGAAAGAATAAAATTCATCAAGGATCGTATGGTTACCAACGGGTTCAATGTTGACCTAGAAATAATCAAATACGATTCAATGAAAACGTTTGCTCCAGATACTAAAAAGGTGGGTATGGTTCATCCAACATCACAATGTTGGTCTATGAAAAAAACCGGCCCAAAAGAAATCGTAACCTGTAATCTACCACCCACAACTCCAAATTTTATGAGGAAGAGTATTGTTGAAGGCGGCCGCCAGTTCAGTAAAGGACAAATAGAAGAACACATCAAACCTGATGCTTATATCGATTATCATACGCCTATACAGAAAGTATATGACAGTTTGAATAAAAGTAAACTGCATATTTCTTACCAAGGTGGTACGTCTTGGATTAGTATTTTAATGGGAGTCCCTACAATTATAGTTCATAATGTAAAAACCCCCGAGAGCAAAAAACATCTTCAAACCAAAATCTATGGTCAAGAAGGGGCAATAAATTATTATAACAACAACCAAGTTTATACTGACTTGCGACATCCAATTGAAAGACATATAACTATAGAGAGGTTATCTGATGAAACCAGAACCATATAAATTTATAAGTGGTAATACGTGGTCACAAGAACGTTATGATCAAAACAAATTACTCAACGGTGGTATAACCGAATACAAGACCAATGATGCAGAAGATCAGGTAAAAGAAGTTGTTTCTTATTGTAAGAATACTCGAAAGGCAATTGATATAGGTGCTCGATTTGGATCGTTCACAATGGCATTTCACAAAGCGGGTTTCGAACACGTGTATACGATTGAGATGCTCGAAAAGTTTATGTTACCACTTTCGATGAACATTGATCTATCTAGATCCACCGTATACAACTTTGGTGCTTGGTATAGATCAGCTTGGGGTCATCGTGCTGGAAAAACTCTTTTGTCAGAAAGAGGTGGTGATGTTCGATTGCATTCCGTTGATGATTTAGAAGTTGATGAAATTGATGTTCTCAAAATAGATGTTGACGGGCCCGATCGATTAGTATTAGAAGGATCTATTAATACCGTTGAAAGATGTCGCCCTGTGATATATATTGAGTTTGGTTGGCCACAAAAACAATGGGATAAAAATTTAAAAGAGTTCGACGATATTTGGAAAATATTGAGAAAGAAAGATTTAGGTTATGTTCGTAAAATAGGACAGGCAGAATACAGTCCCGAAAAAGATCACTACAATTTAATTCTCGTTCCCGAAGAAAATAGTTGACATTTAAAAACAAAAGTGTTATATATATTAACGACTACGCGGAATGGTCCGGTAGTTAGACAACAATCTCGCTTTAAGAAAAGGAGACCGTTATGGTTAATACAAGAAGTAAAGTGTTTTCGTTCCCACATTCTCGTTTCATTGGTTTCGACCACGTATGGGACGAGGTAGAAAGATTAACTGCCATTGGTGCTAACGAGAAGGGGTTTCCCCGTCACAATATTGTAAAATATAATGACACGGAATATGCCATCGAACTTGCGCTGGGTGGTTACGAAAGAGCGGATTTAGACATCGAGGCAAAGCCAGGTGTTCTAATCATTCGCGGTAATCCTAAAGAGGAAGAAGGTAAACAATACCTTCACAAAGGAATTACCACCAAGAAATTCGTGGAAACATTTAGACTCGCTGACCATGTTGTCGTTGATGGAGCTGGATTCGTCAACGGTTTACTAGTCATTAATCTGAGAGTTGAACTGCCCGAAGAACAGCGTCCGAGAAAGATCGAAATCAAAATCTAATCTCAAAAGGACGTTAAAATGAAAAATGTTAAAGAAGCTGTATTCACAGCATGCGCTGGTGTAGTAGTATCTACTGCACTGATGTCAACCCCTGTTCAGGCACAAGAGAAGTCATACGTTGCTCGATTGAACGACGAAGGCAAGTATTGTGCCCGTGTTGAAGTACAATCCGTAGGAGCAACTACGACAAGGCGTACTAAGTGCCGCACGATTGAAGAGTGGGTAGCAAAGGGTTATTTGGTAAACGAAGAAGTAGAAGGAGCGGCGGAGTAATATGCTAGAAGAAGATCGGACATTATTAGTTGATGTGCTCGGATTCGCATTTGCATTATCGTTTGTTCCTTTAACTATACTTTTATTCTCGTTTGGAGTTTAATATGAAAGAGTTAAAAGAAAAATGCATCGCTGGTCTATGTACCATCGCATTTGTAGGCATCATTGTGATGAGTCTTTATGGACACTATATGTATCCAGATCTTCTCATTAATGCAGGGCCCTACTCTTTGAATCCTATGCTGTAAAAAATAAGGGTTTCCGTGGCGTTCCCTGTCCGCCGGTAAGGACTTTAAAAACGCCACGCCTCTCTTGACTTCCTCACAAATTTATAATATAATGGGTCTATGAATTTTTATACATCAGTCTCAAAATACGGCAACAATCTTCTCTATCGTGGTTTCAAAAACGGTCAGCGGGTTGAAGAAAGAATAAAATTTAAACCAGTACTCTTCGTACAATCCCCCAAAGCAACCGACAGATACAAAACCCTAGACGGACACAAAGTTTCACCCATTGAATTCGATTCGATGCAGGATGCACGTGCGTTCGAACAACGGTATAAGAATGTTCCGAACTTTGCCGTCTATGGTCAGACAAACTTTGTCACTCAATTCATCGCAAACAAATTTCCCAACACTATCAAGTTCGATAGGGATATGGTAAATGTATGCACGATTGATATCGAGGTGGCATCGGACGAAGGATTCCCAGCCCCCGACGAGGCGAAACATCCTGTCATTTCTATCACAGTCAAAAATAATCAGGATAATACCTACTATGTTTTTGGATTGTATGACTACGACGAAACCCTGTCTGAGAAGAATGTTAAATACTTTAAGTGTATTGATGAACCGGCGCTTCTACAATCCTTCTTGGGTTGGTGGAAGGGTAACTGCCCCGATATCGTAACTGGATGGAACACCAAGTTGTTTGATATACCGTATTTGGTTAATCGAATGATGAACCTGTTCACCACAAACGAATATCTGGAAATGTCGCCGTGGAAGTTGGTACGCAAAAGAATGATTCCAACACTGGGCGGTCGGGAACAAATCTCGTATGACCTTGACGGTATTGTTCAGCTGGATTACTTCGACCTGTTTAAAAAATTCACGTGGAATACATATGGACAACAAGAATCTTATAAACTTGACCACATCGCAAATGTTGTACTGGGTGAACGAAAACTCAGTTACGATGAGTATGGTTCTCTTCATTCACTTTACAAACACGATTTTCAAAAGTTTATTGACTATAACATAAAAGACGTTGAACTGGTTGACCGACTTGAAGAGAAGTTGGGTATCATCACTCTGGTGATGACGATGGCATATGGTGCAAAAACAAATCTTGGTGATGCATTGGGTACCACGGCCATCTGGGATGCAATCATCTATAACGAGTTGATTGCTGAGGGGAAGGTCATTCCGCCCAAACCACCCGTTGCAGAAGTCAACAATAAAATCGCTGGTGGTTTTGTGAAAGAACCCGAAGTGGGTGCTCACGATTGGGTTTGTTCGTTTGACCTGAACTCTCTGTATCCTAACATTATTGTTCAATACAATATGTCACCCGAAACTCTCAGTGAGGACGGCGTGTGTGAGGCTGCGAACGGAACACGATACTCCAATAAGTTTGAAGGCATTGTACCAAAAGTTATTCGTAAGTTTTATGACCGACGAGTTGGTATCAAGAAAGAGATGTTGGAGGCGAAACAAGAATACGAAAAGAATCCTTCCAAAAAACTTGCGATAAAGATTGATACCCTTGACACTGAACAAACGGGTATCAAGATTCTAATGAACTCTCTCTATGGTGCTCTCGCAAACAAATGGTTTCGTTACTTTGACCATCGTATTGCAGAAGGTGTCACATTGTCCGGTCAGCGTGCGATACGTTGCGCTGAGAAGGCGGTAAACGATGAGATGCAGGAATTACTAGGGACAAAAGATGATTATGTGATTGCGATTGATACTGACTCTGTTTATATCAATATGTCTCAGTTGGTGAAACAACACAACCCAGCGAACCCCGTCAATTTCTTGGACAAGGTGTGCGAACATTTTGAAAACGTAATTGAGAAGGCGTATGACAACCTCGCAAAAGAAACCAATGCGTATGTGAATCGTATGGTGATGAAACGTGAGGTGATTGCTGACCGTGGTATTTGGATGGCAAAGAAACGATACATTCTCAACGTACACGATAGTGAGGGTGTTCGGTTTGCGGAACCTAAACTCAAGATGATGGGTATCGAGGCAGTTAAGTCATCGACGCCCCAGATTGTTCGTGAACGATTTAAAGATTTGTTTTCTATCATCGTAACCGGAACCGAAGAAGAGACTCAGGAATTTATTCGTAACTTCCGTCAAGAGTTTTCATCACTCCCACCCGAAGATGTGGCCTTTCCACGTGGAGTGAGTGAACTGCGTAAGTGGGAAGACAAGACCACCATCTATGGTAAAGGTACACCGATTCACGTTCGGGGTGCGCTTCTATATAATCATCACATTCGCTTCGAGGGTTTACAAAATAAATACGAAAAGATTCAGGACGGAGAGAAAATCAAATTCATTTACCTGCGTGTCCCCAATAAAATCAAAGAAAACATTATTTCCTTCTCTGGTCAATTTCCCAAAGAACTGGGGTTGACATC